CTTGGGTCTTGCGTGTTTAGCCATTTCAGATTTATATCCACTAATGATAAACTTTAATTTGTGCTGATCAATATAAGGTACCATTTGAATAGCTTTTTTAACAGCAGTTAATTCTGCAAATCTATCTTCAGAAACTGTTTGTTTTAGTTTGTTGTTAACAATATCATATAGATTATATAGGTTATCCATTGATAACGGTTTTATTAGATTTCTAGCTTCAGTTCTATAATCTCTAATAAGTGGTTCTTTATCGAATCTTTTCTTCATGCTGTCTCCGGCTCTAGGTCTATGTTCATAGTATCTTGAGTAACTTTAAGGCCTTTGTCTTTGCATCCTTCAGCAAATATATCAGCCTCTGCGCCTGTAGCAAAAAGGTACTCAGCGAGAATTTTCTCGTCTGAGTCCTTAGCCACTACTTTATGAGCCGTGCGACCCATTAGATGGATTCCAACAAAGCTTCAACATCTTCAATTTCACCTAATACTTCAGCCATGTTTTGCTTATGAAATACACGAGACATCTTATTGAGAATCTTCTTAGGGATATCTACTTCATCAGATAACTCATTAATAGCTTCTCTAATAAACGAACGTTCGGCTTCCATGCGAGTAAACGAATTGCTTACTTCTTGCATTGCGCCTTTGATTCGTGCTAGATCCTTCGGGCTACTTGGGATAATAATATTGCTCATACTTGTTGCTCCATATATTTTGCTGCGGGTTTAAGTTCAATAAATTTTCGACGTGATTTAGAGAAAGACTTCATAGGTTTGCTAAACTCTTTATAGACTTTCGTTGTTGTTGAACGCATTCCAACCAACTGGCCTTGTGCGTTAAGGATGTAAATATGGTTAGGGACTTCATAACCTAAGTCGTCCCACTGAGTAATTTCTTTGAATGCTCTTAAATCTGACATATTAGCACCACTCGACTGAACGTGTATGAATATATACATCAACTCTTTCAGCATGACGCATTGGAAGACTTTGATCATAAGCTCGGGGATGTTTTCCATCAGCCACTGCATGAATAGCCCTAGGTCCACGAGGCATTACACTTACACGATACCTTGGAGATGGACTAGGCTTAACATTAGACCAACCATTAACATAACGATAATTTGACATACGATCAGTTTCTTTAGCCATCTTATTAATAGCTTTAATAGTATTTCTAATCGTTTGTAATTCAAGCATGTCACCGGCTGATGCGGTATGTGCTGTAGTAACGTAAGAATTTGTTCGGTTTGAGTCTTTCATAATGTAGTTCCTTATCAGTTTATATAGGTATTATACCATAGTAATACCGTTTTGTAAAGGCTTTTATTAGACCAATTTGATCTAATGGGTCACGCCTTAATAACCAGATGTCATATGGACATAAGAATCTTTACATTCCGTGAGTGGTTCCCCACAGTCACATATTAAAGATTCTTCATAACTTGGCGCTCCAACCAAATCTCTTACTTGAGCTTCGGTTAGTTCACCAACTGTTTTGTTTGCTATAGCCATTGCTATTTCTTCAAATGATTTCATATTAAATTCCTGTCCATCTGACGTTTGCGGGATTGAGTTCTTCAAACACATTACCTCTTGCGAAGTTTGTCGCAGGAGCATTATAACCAGCAGCCATTAACATATCACCTACGTTAAATGGTTGTTTGGTTTTATTATCTGTTGCTTTAGGAGATTTCTTAACAATGAAGCCAAGAACGTTTGAACGATGTCCTCTTTCGGACTCTTCAGTTTTGATTAATTTGATGTAGTTACGACCTTCTTCATAGTGAAAGACCATATCTTCCATTCTCTCTTCAGCATAACCTTCACCGTAGGAATACTCGCTGCGGCTGTAAAAGTGCTTAAGATCAGCTTCCATAGCTGCTAGGAGGTTGTTAGTTGCAGTAATTAAATCTTTCATAATGTAGTTCCTTATCAGTTTATAAGACTATTATACCATAGTTTATGACCTTTGTAAAGGATTATTTTCATTTATTTTCACATAAAGGTGACCAGATCTCACAATCTGGTCACGCTATGCCTATAACTCTATAGGAAAGATCTTAGAAATCACGTCAGCGCAAACTAGAGCGATATCAGCGTGTTCCTGTTGAGTCCCATTAGATCGTCTTAGATCTATATAATGTAACCAGCTTCTCAAAGTACCGTTCATATACATACGGCTAATGGTATTACCCTCCGGCAATACACAACGAGCTTGCTCCTTAGCAATACCGTTATCAATAGCCCAGTTGTATGCGCCTTGAGCAGTAGCAATAACTTTCTTTTGTTGCTGGATCCAATGTTGTTGTAGTAGTTCATCATCAGTTGCAATAGAATTTTGTCTATTCTTTGTATCTTGTAGACGAGCTTCCCTTACAACAAATGGCCAACCTTCACCCATCTCTTCCGGCTTAGCATAGCGCTGACTAAACTCTTGGAATGAAAAAGATCGATGCCTTAAGACCTGGCGTGCAATATCTCGAGTTGTTTCAATTTCCATACAAACCGATACCATTTCTAATGGAGACCAATGTTGATGCTTCATTAGATACTTTACTAGTTTTTCAGAAGTCCCTTCACTGTTTTGATTGTTAGGGTTTGAAACACGTGCGCAATATGCAACCATCTGCAGAAGATCATCATTGAGTTCACTTTCTGCAGGTGGTTGACTATATGATATAAGCTTTACTTTCATTAATACTAATCCTTTTCTTTAATAGTAATAGCAGCGATGCCGTAAAGTAATCCTAAGTAAGCTAGTACTTTAGCAATACCGCCAAACAAAATAATAGAACCACAAATAACAATGATAGTAATACCATCAATACTTGTTCTTTCCATCGCTCTTTTCTTTAACCAATCCATATATTTCTCCTTTTATTAACCTTCAAAATTAAAATCAAATGACTTATCTTTCTTTTCTCTATCGCCCCATGTTGCTATGGGAACATCTGGAATAGCCATATCTGACATGATATCAGATTGAGCCGATTCCTCTACATCATATAACTTCATGCGTGCTCGATCAATACCGATTACGAACCTTTTGTATTTACTTACATCGTTATAACGATTCTTCAACTGCTTAACCATAACTTGATTCAGTTCATCTAATTCTTCAGTAGCAATTAGAGCAAACATTAAATCAGCAGTTGCTGGTAAACCAAAGGATTCGGAAGTATCTTCCAATCCAACATCAGTATTACCAAAGCCTGATCGTGTGGTTTGAGTTGCTGTCATGATTGGAACATTAAACTCAATGGCCAATCCTCTTAACTCTTCAGCAATAGCTTTGATATATGTATAACTATTGATGCTCCCACCCATTGCTTTCATACGAGAAGATGAACAAATATTGAGATAATCAATATAGATCATAGATGGTACAAACTTCTTCTTAAGCTTCAACTCATTTAATAGAGCTCTGAAGTGACCAGAGTGTGCGCTACCGGTAGGATACTGTTTGATAATTAGTTTACCTAGGTTAGCTTGTGCGATCTTAGCGATCTTTTCACTGAATACGTTCTTAGGTAAAGTTTCTAATTGCTGGATTGGTAGATCCATTAGATTAGCATCAATACGTTCAGCGATTCTTTCTTCAGCCATTTCCATTGTAATGTACAGCACGTTCTTGCCTTGCTGTAAAACACCAGCTGCGCCGTGACACATGAATAGAGATTTACCTACACCAGTACCTGCTAAGCAGACATTTAATGTTTTGTTAGGTAATCCACCCTTTGTAATCTTATTAAAGTAATCTAGGTCAAACTCAATTTTTTCTTCAACATTATTATAGAACTCAAAACGAGCATCAGAATCATCGATGTAATCATGGCCAATGGCTTGATCAAACGAAACTCCTAATGCATTTGAGAGTATTTCAGGGATAGCACCATCGCTACGTTCTTCATCTTTACCATCAATGATTTGAATGGAATCCATAATCGCAAGATATACTGCACGATCTTTGCACCACTTTTCAGATTCATTAATGAGATATTCAGTATCAACATCAGACTTAATTGAGATTTCATTGATCAAACGTGATGCTTGGTTTAATACATCTTCAGGAGCAGAAACTTTAGTTAATTCTAGATCTAATACTCTGCTTGTAGGAAGCTTATTGTGAGCTCCAACGAAACTCACAATAAGATCAAATACTAATTTATGTGTACCCTCAAAATATTCCTTTTGAATGTACGGTATTACTCTACGACAATAATCATCATTATTAAGAAGATGATTCAGTATGTGCGTCGGTAGTTGACTTGATATTTCCAATTGTTCCCTCACTTATAATATGTGTTAATAGATCGCCAAGATAATTATTAAAGTCTGGATCTTTAGTCAGCTTGCTATCATCAAATTCCCCTGGGTCATTGATATTATATGTAAACGATAAAGTGGCAGAATCTATTTCAACAGACTCTATAACTTTAACTGTTCCATAGATAACCCTTACGTCCTTGTAAGGGGATTCATCTGTTAAATGAATTGCATAGAAATCAGATCCAGGATGTTCAACTAGCTTATATTGATTATCCATCTATTATACACCATTTTGAGTTGTTTGTACAGGACTTTCTGGGTCAAAATCAATTAAAGATTTATGGCCAATCTGGTACTGCTTAATCAAAAAGTCTTTGAACTTTTGAGTCTTAAGAATAGGTTCCCAGAATTCATCTTCTCTAGTAGCTTTTTCTCGTACCTTTGGTTCAATCATTTCACCGGTATCTTGATCTACACGACAATACCAACCATTGTTAGGTTTGACTACAAAGCCACCAGCTTGAGCAATATCAAGTAGACCGCTGTTTCGTTCAACACCACCATCCCAAGAAACCGATACGGGAATCTTAGATTTTTCTTTAACCATTCGTGACTTTTCAACATTAATAATAAAATCATAACCTGTAACTTCCATTCCGGTCTTATTTTGTCTACGACCTAGAATCCAGATATTATCAGCTGAGTAGTAAATGCCTGTTCCACCTGAAACAACTGCTTTAGGGAATAGACCCATTTCTTGATATGTATGATTGACTGCTAATAGAGGCACATCTTTCATAGTCAAGTAAGGTGTTACCATACGGAATAGACCTTTAATAGCTTTAGCACGAGACATATCAGCAACTGATTTCTCATTCAAAGCATCTTCTAGTTCCTTCTTAGAAGCAAGGTTACCAATAGAATCAATAATGATAATGACTTTATCTTTACGTTCAATAGCATCTAACTGACCAACTAGATCAAACTTAAGTTGTTCCACATCTGTAATTGGAGTATGCAGTACACGATTAGTATCAATACCGAATGCTTCAAAATACGATTGTGGAGAACCAAACTCTGAATCATAGAATAACAACACTGCGTCTTGATTCTCTTTAAGATATGCACCAGCCATCAATAAGGCAAATGAAGTCTTAAAGTGTTTTGATGGGCCGGCA